CCCTCGATTGTGCAAGAAATGTTAAGAGGTTGGGGAGTTATCCATGCTCGTGCTAAGTTTGGTACTGTATCGGTGGTGAGGTCGTAAATGGGGCTTAGAGGCGCTATTTTAGACGCTGTAAGTTCAGCAGTTACCGCAGTCGGTGATATAGCAGAAAGCATTACCTATGTAGCAACATCTAAAGGTGAATATGACACTTATAGCGGTCAGGTAATTGAAACAAAAACAGAGTACACATTTAATGCTGTTGTTTATCCATTTGGTGCTTCAAATGCTGGCAGTACCGATATTGTAGATGAGATGACTGCTGACCTTGCTGTGTTGTTTGCTAGTAAAGATTTAGCGGTAGTACCTGATACAAATGACGTGATTATTAGAGATTCAGAAAAATATAAGATTAAACAAATTACAAAAGACCCAGCAGGTGCTTCATTTAGATTAATTGTAGGTAAGTTGAAATGAGTTTTGATGGTGATATTAGTCGTTTTGCGAAACGAACTGGCTTAGAAGTGGAGAAGGTCGTTAGGGTTCTAGCGATAGAGGCTTATCAACGTGTAACTAGAAAGACTCCTGTTGACACAGGTAGGGCTAGAGCTAATTGGAACTTCTCTGTGGGGAAGATGGATGTGAGTGTTGATAGTAAAAAAGATTATCCAAAATCTACAGGTAAGCATAGGGGTAGCAGTTCACCACCAACAACCCCAAGAATGCCTTTCCCAAATGTAAAGAAAGGCGATGGTGAACAGGCGATTTATATAACAAATTCTTTACCTTATATATCTGCATTAGAGCATGGAAGAGAAGCTGGTGGTAAATCTGGAAGTACACAAGCCCCTAGAGGAATGGTGGGGCTTACGATAAACGAATTAAGGCACTCGATTGAATAATGTCATTTGTTAATGAAAGACTAGCGCTTGAGAACCACTTTAAGGAGTATTGGAAAGATACGCCTATTGCTTGGGAGAATATAGCATTTGAAAAGCCAAATGATAGCGCATGGGTTAGATTAAACATTCTGAATGGCAGTAGTAACTATAGAGCTATTAATGGCTTAAAACGCCATTTAGGGCTAATTGTTGTACAAGTTTTTGTACCAAAAGATACAGGCACGAGTAAGGCTAGAGAATATGCGGATACGGTGTCACAGATATTTGATAGTAAAAAGTTTAGCGATGTTGTTTGTGATGTGGCAAGCATTGAAACTATAGGTACTGGTGACGTTTGGCATCAGATTAATGTGACTATTCCATACTGGAGGGATGAATGAAACAAGTTATTTTATATCCACCTAACGGTGGTAACAAAGGTGTAACGCCACACCCTTCAAAGGTTGAAGAAATGAAGGCGAAAGGTTGGGCGGAAAAGCCTGAAACAAAATCTAAAGTAAAGGAGAAAGACAATGGCAAATCATAAAGGTAGCGAAGGACTAGCAAAGTTTTCAGGTGGAACTATCGCTGAAGTAAAGGATTGGAGTATCTCAGAGTCAGCAGAGACTATTGATACTACTACTATGGGTGATACAGCACGAACTAAAACAGCAGGTTTAACTTCTGCTAGTGGTTCAATGACAGCGTTTTGGGATGAGACAGACACAACAGGTCAAGGCGCTATGACAGTAGGTGCTTCAGCAGAGATGATTTTATATCCTGAAGGTGCGTCAGGTACTAAAGCGACATTTAACGCTATTATTACTGAGAAAGGTGTATCAACTACATTAGACGGCATGGTTGAGACTTCAGTTTCATTTGAAGTTGATGGTGCTGTTACTTGGGCGTAGATGAGTATTTTAGATAACGCTAAGTCTCACTTTGACAAGATAGAGACTAAAGCAATCGAAGTACCTGAGTGGGATACGATTATCTATTCCACCCCCTTTACTATGGGTGAAAAAAAGTCGCTTTGGAAGTTTGCGAAAGATGACGATTTTGAGTTTATGGTAAGGACGTTGATACTAAAGGCATTAGACAAGGATGGCAATAAGCTGTTTGACATCTCTCATAAGAGAGACCTAATGGATAGTGTATCACCTGATGTAATTACACGAATTGTAGGCGAAATTTCCATATCTCAGACTATTGAAGATATGGAGGGAAACTAACTAGCGATTCCGAGTTACACGCAAAGTACGCACTTGCGAATCGCTTACACAAGGCTGTTCATGAAATAGACTTGATGACAGTTTCTGAGTTTCATGGTTGGATTGCTTACTTTAAATTAGAGGACAAAGATGGCAATTAAGAATATAGCAACACTTGGCATTAAGGTTGACCCTAAAGGTGCTGTGTCGGGTGCTAGTAGAGCTAAGAAAGCAATTCGTGGCATAGGCAATGTCGCAGGTAAAGTAAAGAACCAAATCTTCTCGCTTAATGGTGCTATGGGTGCGTTGGGCGCTGGCATGGTGGCTAAGTCAGCTTTAAACTACGTCTCATCTATTGAGGACTTGCACGTAAAACTGAAGTTCCTAACGGGTAGCACAAAGAAAGCATCCAAGGCTTTTGAACAAATGATGAAGGTGGCTAAGTCAGCCCCTGTATCACTCCAAGAGATTCAACAGGCTTCTCCTGCCTTATTAACGGTTGCTGAAGATGTAGACGAGCTTGCATCCTTGTTAGAAATGACAGGTGATATTGCCCAAGTATCAGGTCTTTCTTTTGTAGATACAGCCCTACAAATGCAAAGAGCCTTCTCGTCAGGTATTGCATCCGCTGAGATGTTTAGAGAGAAAGCCGTTGGTGCGATGTTAGGCTTTGAGGCAGGCGTTTCAAAAACAGGCGCAGAAACTAAAAAAATCTTTGACGATTTATGGAAGCATAATAAGACCACAATGGTTGGCGCTATGAAAGAAGGCGCTAAGACGTTCACAGGTCAAACATCAATGATGGGTGATGCTTGGGATGAACTACAGCTTTCCTTTATGAAAGCAGGTGTCTTTGATGAAGTTAAGGAGACAGTAAAAGAGCTAACAGAGTATCTAAAAGACCCTGAAACCATAGCCTCAGTTAAGGAATTAGGAAAACAAACAGTAGAAATTTCTAAAGCTATAAGGTCATCTATTAAAGACTTTCATGAGTTACCTGATTGGGTTAAAACAGCAGGTATTGTAGGTGCTGTATTTGGTGGAAAGGCAGGAAAGGTAATACTAGCAGGTTTGTTATATGCGGGTAAAGAACTCGGAGAACTTATAGATAAATTTACTGATGCACCTGACCCTGTTCAAATTCCTGATTTGATAGAGCCTAAATCTAAGCCAGTGTTGAGTGTTGATGTGGCTGATATAGCTGAAAAACGCACAAGGCAATATACAAAAATGTCAGATGTGATTGACAAGTTTCAAAGTAGTGTTAATAAAGCGACAACAGCATTAACCAAGAAAGACAAGCTAGCCCTTCAATATAAAGAAACCCTTAAAGAGCTAGAAGATTTATACGGTTCATCAATTGTGTCACAAGAGAAACAAATACGCTTAACCGAAATGGCTACAAATGTCTATGAAGAGGGTATTCAAGCAATTAAAGACGCAGAAATTGATAAGAAAGTACAGGCATTAACAGACTCAATGACCACTTCTATCACTGATATGATTATGAATATCGGTCAGGGCACTCAATCCCTTAAAGAATCAGTTAAAGATATGGCTAGAGTTGTACTTGCTGAATTTGTTAAGATTAAGGTAGCACAACCTATGGCTGAAGCATTGGCAGGTGGTTTTGGTGGCTTTAACTTCTCAAGTATATTTAGAGCGCAGGGTGGAACGGTTACAGGCAATAAGCCATACATTGTAGGTGAGCAAGGTGCTGAGGTATTTTTACCAAATAAAACAGGAACTATCATCCCTAATGACGCTCTAGGTATGGGTAGTCAATCAGGTGGCGAGACAAATGTAAATGTCAGCTTCAATATAACAGCTAACGACACAGACGGCTTTGATGAATTATTAGAGTCCAGACGAGGAATGATAGTTAATCTTATAAACGGTGCTATGAATGACCGTGGCACTTTAGGAGTTGTGTAATGAGTTTTCCAACATCTCCAGTATTTCAATCAATAACCGTAACTTCGGTTGACCCTACATTGTTTAGCGAATCAGTTAATGGCAGAACACAGACTCGTAAAGTATCAGGTCAAAGGTGGCAATTAAAAGCCAGTTATCCTGCAATGACTCAAACATCTTTCATGCCAGTATATGCTTATGTCGTAAGTCAAAGGGGAATGTTAAATACCTTTACTGTTCGTATTCCTGTTCTTGAGGATGCTAGAGGTACAGCTTCGGGTACTTTCTTGGTGAATGGCTCTAAAACAGCAGGGCAAACAGTAATAGCTATTGATGGTGGAACTGGCACATTAGTAGAAGGTGACTTTATTAAATTTGCCCATGATAAGGTTTACATGGTCACAGCCCATACAGAAACAACTGGCAACACAACATCTATTACAGTATCCCCACCTTTAGTTGATGATATAGCTAATAATTCTTCTATAACTTATGACAATGTACCTATAAAAGTACGCTTGAAGAATGATGTACAGGCTTTCTCAATGGCTAACGATTCTATGTTTCGATACGAATTGGATTTTATTGAGGCATTATGAGTAGAGATATTAACAGCTCTGTTGTAACTGAAATTGCAAATGACAGTATCCGTATGTGTCAGTTATTTGAATTTCATTTCTCTACACCTGTTTATTACACAGATGCTCCGCAAGATATATCTTATTCAGCTAATAATTATCTTGCTTCATCTCATATCTTAAATATTAGAGCAATTCAAGAAGCTTCAGATGTAAGAGTTGGTAAGGTGCAAATCAGATTATCAGGTGTTGAACAAACATTTATTTCTTTATTGCTTGGTGGTGGTTATATAGGTAGACAAGTAAGAATACTACGAGCTTTTCTTAATTCAAGTAATGCGATTATAGGCTCGCCAGTTTTAATCTATGACGGCAGGATTGATGGTCATGAAATAAAAGACTCTAACACTTCTTCAGAGGTTAATTTATCAGTAGCTTCGCATTGGGCGGACTTTGAGAAAAAAGCAGGTAGAGTAACTAACAGCAACTCACAAAAGCTATTCTTTTCTAGTGATAAAGGTTTTGATTTTTCTGGCAATGTTGTCAAAGATATTAAGTGGGGGAAATCCTAATGGCTTGGGGTTGGCTAGTTAATTTATTAGTATCTGCTGCTATCTCGTGGTTGTTAAAACCAGACGAGCCAGACTTTCCAGAACAAACAGATGATGGAACTTTGGTTAATAAAGCAAGCTCACTGGCTCAAATACCTGTTATTTATGGTAAGCGTAAAGTAGGCGGAACAAGGGTATTTGTTGAAACGTCTGGAACAGATAATCAGTACCTTTATATAGCTTTAGTTTTATGCGAGGGTGAAGTCAATTCTATAGGTAATGTGTGGATAAACGATGTTCTCTCAACTGACAGCAAATTTAGCGGTCTAGTAACGATAAATAAACATACAGGTGCTGATAATCAAGCATTTGATTCAACTCTTGCAAATGCTCCTAGCTGGGATAGTGATTATAAGTTATCGGGTGTAGCTTATCTCGGAATTAGACTTAAATGGGATAGAGAAGTATTTGGTTCAATACCTAATTTTCATGCGGAAGTTGAAGGTAGAAAATGTTACGACCCAAGAGCCTCTGGTGGAAATGGTGCTACGATATATACAACTAATCCTGTTATTTGTTTATTAGATTATTTAACTAATACAAGATACGGCAAAGGCTTACCAACAAGTGCATTTGAGACCGATGTATTTTCTGGACAAAGCGGTTCATCTTCTTGGCATGATGCAGCAGATTTATGTGACGAAACAGTAACACCTTATACTGGTTCGGGAAGTATTGCTAAATTCTCATGTAATGCTGTTATAAATACAGATACAACATTGATGAATAACGTCAAAGTATTGCTTTCTGGTATGCGTGGATTAATGCCTTACACTCAAGGCAAGTATCGGTTAGTTATTGAAGATGAATTAGATGGTTCTGCTGTATTTAATTTTACTGAAGAACATATAGTTGACGGCATAGCTATAACTGGCGAGAAAAAGAGTGATAGATATAACCGAGTTATTACCACATTTACAAATCCAGACAACAACTGGCAACAAGACCAAATAGTATATCCAGAAGCAGGTTCTAGCACTTATACAACTTATTTGAGTGATGATAATAACTTTAAACTTGAAAGTACAGTTAATCTTAAAACAGTAACTAACGTCTATCAAGCCTACAACATTGCTAGAACTATATTACGCAAATCCAGAGAGAATTTACGTTGTTCATTTCAAGCAACAACAGAAGCACTACAATGTGCTGTAGGTGATATTGTAACTGTTACACACTCAACTCCTGCATGGACAGCCAAGCCATTTAGAATAATGGATATGGCATTACAAAGTGATGGGGAAGTCACACTTTCAATGATTGAACATCAAGATGCTGTTTATTCTTGGTCTGAAACATCACAAGCCCCTGTAATTGCTGATACTGGTTTGCCTAATCCTTTTAGTGTAGTAGCACCAACCTCATTATCTGTTGCAAGTGGAGAAAATTATCAAGTAACGAATGATGATGGCTCAACTCAACCTAGAATGTTAATCTCTTGGACTGATTCAACTGATAACTTTGTTGACCATTACATTATTCAATACGGCATTTCATCAACTTGGGATGGCGAGATAAAGACAGATGGTTCACCTATATATGTAGCAGGTGTTACTTCTGGTTCTACTTACAATATTAGAGTTAAAGCAGTTAATAGTATGGGAATATCATCTACTTGGCTAACAGGTACACATACGATAGCTAATCTTGTTGGTGGTGGAGCAGGAGGTATTACTACATTTTCTCAAACGTCAGCCCCAACAGCAGATTTAGAAACAGGTGATTTATGGTTCGATACCGATGATGATAATAAGCTGTATAGATATAACGGTTCAGCTTGGACAAGTGTTCAAGATGGCTCAATACCAGATGGTGATTTAGCTTGGTATGATGAAGTAACCGAAGATGATATTAATTTAACCAATGATGAGATTGCTGATATATCAGCTGACCTTGGAGCTATAACAGCAGGTTCATTAAATATTAACAATCTATTTACAGTTTCTTCTGCTGGCGTAGCATTAATTAAAAGTGCTTCTTCGGGTTCAAGAATTGAAATTAACAATAACAAGATATTAATTTATGACGGCTCGGTTTTGCGAGTTGTTTTAGGTGATTTAACACCCTAGAGGATATATGGGATACGGATTTAAACTTCTAAAATCTAATGGTGATGTAGCTATGTCAACAGATTCTTTTGGTTTACAAATAGTTGATGATTTTACGGTCAGTTCGGGCAATTCTGGGAGTAGAACATACTCTGAATTAAGTTATTTTAATATCCTATATGCCATGACAGGCTCGGAATATGATGATGTAAGTTTTCATAGAGAATTATCATCACATGTTAGTTTAGACCTTAGTGGCTCTGTCGGTGCAGGGAATGTACCTACAGTTTCATGGTCGCCTATCTATCAATCAGGTGCTAATAGTTGTGGTGAAACAACTTCTGCTGGTGGCTCTTACGCTTGCAATGGTTCAGGATGCCAGCCACCTGCTTATGGAACTCTCCCAACAGTAAGAATAATTGTGATGGCAGCTTAATTATGAGTTATGGAATCAGCTTTACTGGAAATCTAGGAAACGCTTGTTTTTCTGAAAAAGCACCTTCTGTAGTGTTTATGGGTAAAGCTACAAATAGCAATTCTTATGGTTCTTCTTTTCATAACAGAGGGTGTTCTTATTTATATCATGTTGGTTATCAAAACTATCATTCATATAGACACGCTACAAGTGGCTGTGTAGGTAGTGGTTTAGCGAGCAATAAAGATAGTATTATCCATAATAGCAGTAATTATCATATAACTAGAACCGATACTTTTAGGACTTGTGTTTTTGAAGTGGAAGCGGACTCTAAACCTATTGTATTTATTAATTATTCAACACCTTCAACATACGGTGGTTTCGTTATTAAAGTTGTCGATAACGGTGGTACAGGTTCAAGGGGATATACTACATGGGATATTACTGTTTGGTTGTCATATACAAATGGTAATTACACAGCGTGTGCTAACTCTTTAACTTTGTACTGCTTCTCTAAAATGCCCTCTAATTACACCAATTCTGTTTACGGTTTATACATAAGAGATGCAAGTGCAAACACTATGTTTCACTCGGATTTTGAACCTGCTCAAATTAAAGGTATTATAGATTTAAACACACCTTCTAATTTATCTTGGACAGGTACATTTACTACCTACAGCTCAATTTCTAAATATGCTTACTTATCCAAAGATGCTGGAAGGATAAAGCGAGTTTACAACGCAGGTTCTAATTCTTTTGAATATCACAATCCTATTGTCGCTTTTGAGAAATTATCTGGTACTGGTTGGAATGCCAAAGAAGGTAATGCACCATTGTTTAAATTAAACGATTCTAATGGTTCTGATTCTTATTTAGGCGATGCACAGTTAGTTGTTCCTGTAATTGATGGAGCAGATTATGATTAAAACAGAAATAGAACAAGATGAATTTGAAAGAATATTGAACGATAGTTACATTATTAATAAAGGCGGTATTACATCAACAATTACACCTATGTTAGAAGTTAATGAAGATGATGATGT